GGAAAGGATCATGAAGAAACTCGACTGCAGAAATGTCGCCCAGGCGATAGCGAAATGCATAAGAGTAGGTATAATTGCGTAGTATATACGCAGAAACAATTTTTTTCACATGAAACGTTCGATAGAGAATTTCTATCGACGGGATTATATTCATAACTTTGAACTATATGGCATCGCCTTACGGAAACACATTCTCCGGGGCCGCATCAGGACGGCCACCCATCTACAAATCTCCTAAGAAGATGGCGGAGAAAATCATAGAATACCTGGAAAGTATACAAGAAAAAACGATAAAGGGCACGAATGGGACATGCGATAGGATTATAGAAGGAGAGCCTATCACGATTACCGGTCTTTGCCTTTTCCTTGGTTTCGAATCCAGGCAATCATTCTATGACTACGAGAAAAGAGAAGAATTTTCTTACCTAATAAAAAAAGCTCGGCTCCTGGTGGAGAATCGGTACGAAAAAGCCCTGGCCACCAAAGAGGTAACCGGCGCCATCTTCGCGCTAAAGAACATGGGCTGGAAAGACAAGATAGAGCAAGGCTTCACCGATGCAGATGGCAACGACGTCAGCCCCGTAGCCATTTTCCAACTACCCGACAATGGCCGAGTTATTGAAACAAAAGGAGAGTAAGACCTTCCGGCCGCAGGATGGGTTCCAGATGAAGGCGGCGGCAACGTCTGCCGATATCGCCATTTTAGGGGGCGCCGCTGGCCTTGGCAAAACATTCATCCTCTTAATGGAGTTTCTTCGACACATCGGTAACCCGGAATGGGGCGGCGTAGTATTCCGGCGTACCAGCCCCCAGATTCGCAACCAGGGGGCATTATGGGATACCAGCATGGGAATTTATCCATATGCCGGCGCCAAGCCAAAAGAGACGCTACTGGAATGGGATTTCCCGAAAGGTAGCAAACTGAAGTTCTCGCACCTGGAGCATGAAAAGAATATCTACGATTGGCAGGGAGCGCAAATTCCTTTCATCGCCTTCGACGAGTTAACGCATTTCACGAAGACCATGTTTTTCTATCTGTTATCCCGTAGCCGGTCTACCTGCGGGGTGACGCCGTACGTACGGGCAACGTGTAACCCAGACCCGGATAGTTGGGTGGCAGAATTTATTTCCTGGTGGATTGATCCGGAAACGGGGCTGCCGATACCGGAGCGAGATGGAGTACTTCGGTATTTTACGCGGGATGGAGATAAGTACATCTGGGGCGATACAGTGGAGGAGGTGATTGAGAAGGCGTGGTATTTCTTGGAGCCGGTGATTCAAGCATCTGGATTAGATCCGAAAGTCTTTGTAAAATCCCTCACCTTCATTACCGGGTCGATCTACGACAATAAGGCCTTATTATCTACCAACCCGGAATATTTAGCCAACCTGCTTGCACAGGATGAAGCGACGAAAGCGGCATTGTTTGATGGAAGTTGGAAGGTGATCTTATCCGACAATGACATCTACCCGTATTTTTCCTTTATTGGAATGTTTGAGAATATGTATCAGGTAGATCGCCAGGGAAGATATATTACGGCGGACATTGCTTTGAAGGGTTCCGATAAATTTATCGTCGGTGTTTGGTATGGGTTTGAATTGGTGGATATCCTGATCATGGATCGAAGCGATGGTAAAGAAGTATATGAAGGCATCAAAAAGATGGCGGTCCGTCACCAGGTCCAGAATCAAAATATTGCTTATGACAACGACGGGGTGGGAGGATTCATCGACGGTTTTATTGTGGGTGCTCGACCGTTTGTGAACAATGGACGACCGCTTCCGGCCAAAGATGGCCCCAAAGATAAATCAGGTAATCCGCAGCCCGAAAACTATGAACACCTAAAAGCCCAATGCTATTACCGGTCGGGTGACAGGGTAGCTGCCGGTGGTTATCGAGTGAGTCCGGACGTGGCCAGTACGATGTACAACGATAAGATGACCGTCCGTCAACGACTGATCCATGAACGCCGGGCAATCAAGCGGGATAAAGCAGATTCAGATGGAAAATTGCGTATAATCCCGAAAGATCAGATGAAAGTTATCCTGGATGGACAATCGCCGGATTTGATGGATATGTTCATGATGCGCGAACTTTTCGAGCTGATCCCAAAAGCAACATGGACCGCTTTCTAAAATAATTTGTACTTTTACCCTAACTGTGAATATGCCCGCTCACGCCGATACCAGCATATTTCCCATTCATTCACAGTTATGCCTACAACATGGCGCTTATAAGATCGGCGTTCAATTCGGCAAGAAATGCCTCTCAAAAAATATTCGGGCAAGGATTTGCAAATCGCTTGTTTGGTCCGGCCATGATGACCGACGCGCAAGGCAAAATCCAGCCTGTCATCTACGGCGGTCCCGCTGTTTATCCGGATGTCAATGCCCTCAACTTTGTACAGAAAGGATATTCCGCCAACGGAACGGTCTTTACGATTGTTTCCATGGCGGCGCGTAAGTTTGGCTCTCTTCCCCGCTATGTTTACCAAATCGATGACCGCAAGGCGGAGCGCCAAATGAAAGCCATGCTGCGGCAGGGCAAATTCACCTTAAAGCAATGGCAGGACCTGGAGAAGAAAGCCTATGATGAACAAGTAGTGGACAATGCCTTTGCGGACTTATTGGCAAGACCTAACGAGGCAATGGGGCAGGATTTCTTCTTTGCCCTTTCCTGTGTATTTTATGAAATTTGCGGCGAAAACTTTATTTGGTTGAACCGAGGTGATATTGATGGGATGACCGATGAGCAGGCAGACAAAATCCCTCCGGTGGAAATGTTTATCCTTCCCCCGCAATATGTGGATCTCATTCCCGATCCGGAAGATGTATGGGGAGTGGTGGGTTATTACCTACGCGTTAATGGCCAGCGGGTATTCATTCGCAAGTCGGATATGATCCACTGGCGACAACCCAACCCGAATTTTGATTCCATTACGCGAACGCATCTGCGCGGGTTTGCACCGCTCAATGCCGGTAATAAACTCGTGACGCAAGACGACAGCGCGACAGATGCAGCGGTAGCCATGCAGCAGAATGACGGCGCCAAAGGTGTATTGTTTAATAAAACATTCGACGACCTCGATCCTGTGCAAAAATCACAGATCGAGAATGTCATTGGTCGTAAGATCAACAACCGGGACATTAAAGGTTCTGTGGCCACCTTACAAGGCGAATGGAACTATCTGGACCTTGGTGCGACGTCCGTCGATATGGAACTGGTGAAAAGCCAGGAATCTATTTTCATCCGCATTTGTAACCTCTTTGGCATTAACCCGATGATGTTTTTAGCCAATGCGACCTACGAGAACATCCAACAAGCCCGCAAAGACCTGGTGACGAACCTGCTCCTGCCGATGGCTTGTAGCCTCCGGGATGAAATGAACCGCGTTCTCCTTCCCGCCTTCGGGCTCGATCCTAAACAATATACGCATGATGTAGATGTCAGCCAGTTGCCAGAACTGCAGAACGACATGGCGTTATTGGTACAGTCGTTATCTGGTGCGTGGTGGTTAACTCCCAATGAACGCCGGAAAGCCATGAACGAAGAAGAGGATCCCAATCCGCTCATGGATGAAATCTGGATGCCTACGGGAATGCAGATGATTGATGATGCCGCCATGGCCGATACGTTAAATTCATTTTCCGATGACCCAGGATCAAATCAAAACGATAGTGGAAAACCGGGTTCCAATTTACCTCCAGGCCGTTCCAAGCCTGGGGATAAAGAAAGACTGCCCGCTGGAGCTAAGGCGTAAGGAATACGAACGCTATGTGCTGACCCTGCAAATTATGCGGGATATGGAATCTGGCTTGTCAGATGAACAAATATTGGAAAAGCATGCAAGAAAAGACGTTTAATATCGGCGCTTACGGGCCAGGAGAAAAAAAGGACGATAGCGTTACGGCGCAATCGCTGACCGCTCTTGGTTTTGTCTCCGATGATGGCATTGTATTCACCAGGGGGAGGATGGATGTTCGCCTCTCCGATGGCGAAGTGTTCTATGGCGATAAGGCGATTCTTTCCAACTGCCAATCCATTGCCGTTATTAAAAATCTGTTCTATCAAATCACCAACTTGGCGATCGGGTGACAAAAGCGCAATACATACAGGGGCAGAAGATCATCGTCACCCGGATGATGAAATTTTATGTACCCAAGGTGCAGAAGATATTGGAGGAATATTTTCAAGCCGC